ATCAATTGTTATTGTTCTATCTTTCTTAATAGTTACTGCTTTATAACCAATTTCTTTTAACATACCACGAAAAAAATTAATAACATAATTATCGGTTTTTCTATAATAACCACAATTCATTTTACTATAATGTTTATATAATTCTGTTTCCATTTCATTTAATTTATTAAGATTTTCTTGTTTAATAATTTCATCGCGTGTTATATCTTTGAATTCAAAAATATCTTGTATTTGTGGCTTATTATTATTTGTTAGAATATGATTTAAAAATTGCAATGCTAAAACATATTTTGGATCATTATTATCGACAATACGATTATTATTAGCCATATTATAATATACTTAATAATATAATATTAAATTTAAATAAATTTACTTCAATTTTTATTTATAATAACATATTATAATTCTTTTATCATATATCTTATTATAATTGAATAAATTTTGTTTTATTATATTTCTCTATATGATAGTTCTATTATATCAATTATTATTTTGTTATTAAAAATATTGAATATTATATACATTAATACATTAATATTTTAATTTATATATAATTATTAACAAATAATATCATGTCAACAACAATAATAATAGATAATATAGATTATGATATATATCCACAAGAAAATTGTGAATTATTATTGAGACTAAAAATGATACAAATTAATAATTTATATAAATTAGCACAGTATGATTTCTGTAATTCAAATATCATTATATGTAAAATAAATAATGATATTTTAAATAAGAATAAATATAAACCAATATTAAATGATATCTATAAAATTATAAATTCTGGAACAAAAATAATAAAAAATACAACATTAAATATAAAAACTATAGAATATAATCATAGAGGTTTTTATTATCTAGAAGAATTAGGTATATCCGAAAGAATTTATCATAGATAAATTCTTACGCTTAAAAATAATTTTTTTTATTTTTAACCGTTCAGGGCGTAGACTCAAATAAATGTATCTATGAAATTGTAAATCAATGTAAAAAAAATAATATTGCAATAGATATTAAAATTAAATTAAGTGATAATAAATTAATTAATGTTGTTATTTAAAGATATAAATATTTATAATAACATATCTACTATGTCGAGATTTTTAGAAGATGAATATATTGTATATCATAAATTTCAAAAAATATTTAATAGTTTTGATATATTTATGAAACGCGAATTAGTAACATATTTTATGAATGATCTAGAAGAAGGAAATAAAGCACTTGATTATTTTAATGATGAAACTAATATTGAATTATCAATGAGAACTATTAATCCAGATTATCATAATGCATCTAATATTAATTTGAATATTAAATTTTTTAATATGAAATATGATAGACGATTTTATAGTTTTATGCAAAAAATAATAGAAAAATATAGTGTATAATAAATTATTTTTATTTAATTATTTATTTTTTAGTGTTTTTATGATTCTGTTTTTTCTCTGGTTTTTTATCATCTTTTAATTTCCTTTCACTAAAAGATTCCAGTGTTTTAGTTTGTATATTTTTTTTAATTATATGTTTATTGTCTATAGATGCTATAATTTTTTTATGGATGCCTTGTCAAAATCATTATCAAATAATTTTAATAAATCATAACCATTTTGATATATTCTTTTATTTGTTTTTGTTATATTATACAATAATGCCCTCAATTTATCAATAAAAATCTTATTATAATTATATTTTTCATCTAATGTATATTTTTTATTATTTATATTATATTGTGATATACATTTATCAAATATATAATTAAAAATATATTTATTTGTATCTTTATTAATATTTGAATAATTTTTATTCATAAAAAATATTAAAAATATTAATGTACTTTGTATATGATTATTATCTTCTATTTTTTCAAATAAATTTAAAATATTTATTATATTGTTTGTTGTGATATCTTTATTTTTTATGTTATTAAGTAATAATTTATTTTGTTGTTTTAATAATTCATCAAATAGATTATCTATATTTTCATACGTGTTTATTAAATTAATAATTTTATTTTTAATTTCTTTAATTTCTATTTTTCGTTCATCTACATCATTTTTGTTAAATATATAATCATTTAATAAATTATATATACATACAAATATTAATGATTTTTTTATATTTTTATTACTTTCATTATTCGATTCTATAAATTGTTTATATTTTTGTTCTATTAATTCATAAATATTATCATTTAATTCGTCAAATGATTTTCCTTTTTTTAATTCTATTTTATTAAAAAAATCAACGCAATTTTGATTATTATAGAAATAATCATAAATATTTTTAAAATCATTATCTTTATCAACATATTTTTTAATTTTTTTTAGATTTTTATTAAAAATATTATTTATTTTTTCAATATCAGATATTTTTATATTAATAGTATTTTTTTTATTATATTTATTATATGTTTGGATTATCATATATTTTCCTAATTCTATCCATTTTTTTGTATCGAAAAATAAAGATAATTTTTCATGAAAATATTTTTTTTGATTATATTGTATAAATAAAATTTTATTTATTTTATTTTTATTATAATTTGCTTCTATTACTTTGAATAATCCATCTTTATAATTAAAACTTTCATCTTTTCCATTTTTATAATATTTTACTTGTATACAATCAATAGTAGTATTATTATAAATCAAATCAATGTCTTCGTTACCTTCTTCCATAATGTATTTAATATCTTGTTCATTTTGTAATAATAAATAAATACACATATGACGTTGATATATATATCCACAATATGAAGGTGTAGCATCTCTGTTATTATTTTCCATTATATATGTATATTATTTTTTATTTAAATAAAATCAATAATTATTTTACCTTTTTAATTATTTTCTTATTATGTTTTACTTCTTTTATTTCTAATTCAGTTGAACTATCTGAACTATTATCTGATTCTTCGGATGATGATTCTACTTTTTTAGTTTGTTTAGATTTTATAATTTTTTTTGGTCGAACGTTAGAAGAAAAAGTAGAACTTTTTTTCTGAGGCAAAAAATCATCAAAAGATGATTTTAAGTTTGCGTCTTCTTTTTCTGATTCGCCAGAACTAACATTCGGATCTGATTCACTTTCACTTGATTCTTGTTTTTTAGTTTGTTTAACTTTCTTTATTGGTTTTTCATCGTCTTTATCATCTTTATCATCTTTTTCTTCAAAATCTTTGAATAATTCTTTCATATATTTTTCATAAGATTTTTTATTATTTTCTAGATCTTCTTTTAATTTATCTACTTCATCAAATAGTTCTTGTAGTTTTAGTTTTTTCATTTTATTTTCTGTTAGATATTTAAAAATTAAATTTAATAAATTTGTTTTATTAATTACCGGTTGTGCGGTAGTTTTAGTAAGATTCATAATTTCATTTTTATTATTTAAAATAGTATATGCCAATAATAATTTATTTATTTTATTATTAAAACATAAAAATCCATTATCATTTAAATAATATTTTCCATTTATAATTCGTATACAATCTCCATTTTTTAATGCATTACCAACGCGCGCTATAATTATATCGTTTTTTCCATCATTGTTATATATATTTATATAATCAGATATATCACCACCACCATATACAGGATATATTCCATATGTTTTATCTTTTATAGCTTTACCACTTTTTATTTCACATACATCCCCTAATTTATATTCTTCATAATCTATACCTTTCTTTCCTTCTTCTGTTGCCTTCTTTATAATCTCACATATATTTTTCTCTTTCTCAGGTATGGCATCAGTATCTGACATAATTTGTTGATGGATTTTATACAGTTTATCTAATTGTGGTTTTAGTTTATTTATATCTTTTGGAAAGGGTATTTCTAAATTTATTAAATTATTTTTAGATAAATTTGCTTGAACACTACCATTTGCCTTTTCTTGCATAATATCTCCAACTTTCATGTGATTCCAATATGTATACATATAAGTTTTATGTAATTCACTATTAAAATTTCTAAGACCACATACTCTTTGATTTATATATGATTTATTTCTTGAGTTATAATATCCAATTTTTTCTTGTATATTACCAGTCATTCCTATTAATATATCACCTACTTGTGTTTCATATGACTTATATTTTTCATTCTCCTTTACATATTTATCATTATCTGTAAATTTAATTTGTTTATCATTTATATTTGATATTTGTATTAAACTTATACCTTTATCTACAAAATCAGATGTTTTAAATGCAAATCCATCTATGATATTACACAAATCCCCTAATTTCTTCATCTCATAGTCATCTGGACATATAACCTTATAATCCATATAATCTTTATAATTTAAACTATATATACATTTATCTTTAGTTAAATTCTCTTCAATTTGTTTTAAAGTTGCAGTACAACATTTCTTCTCTTCTATGAAATCAAATTCATCTTTTGTCTTTACTAATACTACTTCTCCATCATCGTTTATTTCAAATTCATCAGAATTTATATTGTGTATAATTAGTTCTGAAAATTCGATCTTCTTTGTTTTCAAATTCTTCTGATTGGATTTATCATCAACTGATAACTCGCAACCGTTATTGTGAAATATAATAATAGACGTTTTTGTAGATGTATTTTCAAATGCATTCTGTGGTACAGATATAACATTAGTTACATTATAATTTTTAAGTAATACTTCACGTACTTTGCTATATTTTGAATCAAAAAATACACCTTCTTTTAATACTGCACAACACACACCATCATCATCAAGTAAATCCATAAGTAATATAAAACTACAAGATTCTTTGTCATTGCCATTATCTATATTATATTTTTTGGCAAAATCTCTTATTCTTTTTGAACATGTTTTTAGATTTACCGTTGTTTCTGCTTTTCTCTTAGATTCTTCTTCTTTCTTTGCTTTTAATAAACGTGTAAGTTGTTCTTTTAATACATCAGTCATATCATCTTTTAGATTTCTAAGATAAGCAATTAATTTATCACGTTTAATATCTTCTGCTGTTTTTGTATTTTTATCTCCGCCATATGGTGGATTT